TTGGTAGTATCCCACGTCTTCGTAAAATGAAAGGCGAAAGAATCCCTAAAAAGCTTCTTGAGCACACTTATACGATTACTAACGAGGAGTACGAAGCTTCTATCGAAGTTAATCACGCAGATATTAAAGACGACCAAACCGGACAGTACGGTATCCAAGCTAAGAGTATCGGCGAATCAGCTAAGGCTTTCCCCGACGAATTAGTCTTCGAAACTTTGCTTCCAGGCGGATTTACTAGTCTTTGTTACGACGGACAGTACTTCTTCGATACGGACCACCCTATCGGCGAAACTGGCTCTACTCAAAGTAACAAGCTAACGGTAGCTCTAGACGCTACTAACTTCCAAACAGCTAGGACAATGCTTCGTAAAATGAAAGATGACTTCGGTCGTCCTACAATGAATCGTAATATGGACCTACTTATCGTAGTTCCTGCCGATTTAGAAGCTACTGCCGAAACTATTTTCGAAGCTCTAGTTAACTCTAGCGGTGCTACTAACACTCTTAAGGGCAAGGCTCGAATCTTAGTAGCCGACTGGTTAAGCGATACCAATAACTGGTACTTGCTTAACGTAGCCGGTATCATTAAGCCATTCGTAGTTCAAGAAAGGGAGTTTATTCCTTTCGAAGCTCTCGAAGAAGGTAGCGAAAGCAACTTTATGCGTAAGAAGAATTACTACGGTACTTACTGGAGAGGTAACGCAGGTTACGGTCTCTATCAAAAGGCTGTAGGTTCTCTAGTAGCCTAAAGTTAGTGTTACGGAGGGGGCGACTCCTCCGTAAATACTTAAATAATCTAATAAGATAAAGGAAGACCAAACTTATGGCTAAGACTAAGAAATACGAAATTAAGCTACTCGCTTCTAATCAGAGCGGAGCTAAACGAACTTATTACCGAGGCGGAGTACAGTTTACCGTTCTCGAGCCTCAAGTTCTCGAATTGACTAACGAGGAAGTAAAGGTATTTAAAGATGACGCAAGACTCACAGTTAAGGGTGTCTCGGATAAGAGCGAATCAGACTCGAGCGAGACGACTAGCGACAGCGAAAGCGACGCACCAACCACCGAAACCGAAACTACCGAAGAAGACTCTAGTACAGAGGATTCGGATAGCGAAGATTCTTCTAGCGACGAAGCGGAAGAAGTTAGCGACGACGCTACGGAAGCTACAGAAGTAGAGAGCCGTATCGACGTTCTCCTAGCCGAGAGCCGAGAGACTCTAAACGCTATGGCCGTAGATCTAGGTATCGAAAACCCCGACCGTAAAGAGTGGAATAAACCAGAAGTAGCACAGGCTATAGTCGAAGCCGAGGCTAGCAATAGCGAAAGCGAAGCTACTTCTTAATTAAAACGAAATTGGAGTAGCTAGTATGGCAACCGTTAGCGATAAAGATTATTCTTCTTACCAAGATATACGAGAGGAATCAGGGCATTACCACCTCGTTAAGTTCGAGGAATTAACCGGACTCGCTAACGGCTCTAATACTGTCTATTACGCTAAGAATACTTTTATAGTCGATCGTAACTATAACGACGTTATCGACGTAGCTTCCGTATCCGGCGACGTTATCGTCTATGTAAACGACGTAGCGGTAGAAGTAACGTCCGTAAACGTAGAGACCGGAGCTATTACTCTAGCCTCCGCTCCGGCTAATGGGGCTACCGTACTCGGTTCTTACGCTAAATCCGCTCTATCCGACGCTAAGGTCGATAAGTACCGTAAAGAGGCTATAGACTGGGCTCAGCGTAAGCTAAAGGGGCTTCTAGACTATACGACGTGGCAAGATACCGACGTACCGGCTACGGTTAAGACGTTCGTTCGTCTATACGCCGGAGCTTTAATTCTTATCCGAGACTACGGACTATCCGCAGATACCGAAGAAAGCTCTAAGGACGGTTATAAGAAGCTCGCTTCCGCTAAATCTATCCTAATGGAGTTTATTAACGAGATCGCCGACGCTACCGGTACGAGTACCCGAGTCGGAGTATCTAGTCGTAGCGACGGTAATCTATTCGCTCGTAATACCGATCTATCTAGCTATAACGATACCGTTAGCCAAGACGACAACTTTATGAGAGGTTAAATATGATAGAGCTAAAAGTAACTCTCGAGGGCGAAAAGCAATTATCGAGACGGCTTTTAACTATCCCGAACGAAATTAGCGACTTTAAGCGTCCGTTATTCCGTATAGGGGCAGAGGTTAGAGGCTCGATAGATACGAACTTCTCTAGCCGAGGAGCTTTATTCGGTCGTTGGGTACCTCGTAAAGATAATAAACCGCACCCTCTACTAGAAAAGACTTCGGCTATGCGTCGAAACTTTAAACAAAACCTTGGTCCGGACTATATCGAGATCTTTAACCCGACTCCGTACTTTAAATACCACCAGTCGAACAAGCCTCGTAAGAAGCTTCCTCGTCGTGTGATGATGAAAATCGACCGAGACCGCCAGCAATTTATACAAAAAGAGTTCCAAGAGCATATAATAAGAGCTATGAGAGGAAACGCTTAATATGGGATTACAAGAATACCGAGACCCGATACTAAAGGCTCTAATAGATATGCTAGAAGCCGATGGACCGGCGGATTTAGTCGGGCATTATATTTACGGCGATACCCTCGCTCAACCTAAAGAGCTTCTACCGGTAGTTAGCGTAGCGAGAGACGCTACGACCGTTCTATCCGACGGCACAATGCAAGACCGGCACGTACAGCCGATCGTTATCGCTATTATTTACGACTGGACTCGAGACCTAAACGAAAGCTACGATCTTACTAAGGGTACGAATAAGCTCTACGAATATATCGAAGCTCGAGATAACGAGTTTAAGTTAAAAGTCAAGACTATGGCGTACGCTCTCCGGAAGAATCAAAAACTCGGGGATAACCTGTTTATATCTATTAACGATAACGGATTACAAATAGATTACGGTCTAGGTGTGGAAAAACGAGGTACGAATATCTTTTCGGTAGAGGGCATTATTCGCTTTAACGTAGAGAGTACCCAACAGAAGCCGAATCTATATTAAATGGGCGTGTTATAGTATCATTAAAGCATAGGAGTTAACGTAAATGGCTAAAGCAGAAGAAAAATCGAAATCAGAGACTACGGTAGAAGATAAAGCTACCGCTCTTAAAGTTTATAATTTTACTCGACATAACTTTACCGTAGAGGCTAGCTCCCAAGCGGAAGCCGAAGAAGCGTTAGAAAAACATCTTAAACAAGAAGAAAAGGAGACTAAATAATGGCTAAAATTATCGGGCGAACTGGTGCTATCGGTATCGCCGTAGAAACTACTAAGGGTACTAGCGAAGCTCCGGCTTTTTGGGTACCAGTTAAAAGCTACTCTTTCGACGATAAAATCGAACTAGTAAAGAACGATTCGGCTATGGGTCGTATCGAAGAAAATAACGCCGCAGATATTACGAAGCTATGGGCGGAGGGCGAATACGGCGGTAAGATCTTTATCGACTCCGTAGGAGCTGAACTCGTAGCGGTATTCGGTGGCTCTCCTAGCTCTGCCGAACGTGGTACGAGCGACGTTTTCGACCATACCTACGCTCTCGTAAACTCTAACGACCATAAGAGCCTAACTATCGGCTACGTCGACGATATACAGGACGTACGCTTCCCTTACGGTATGGTTAACTCTTGGTCTCTAGAAGTAGCCGTCGACGACTACGTAATGCGAACTATTAACCTTATTAGCAAGAAGTCCGCTTCCGCTTCTAATACTCCGGCGTTTACTAACGAAGTCGAGTTTATTCCTAGCCAAGTTAGCCTAAAGCTCGCTACTAACGAAGCCGGTCTAGCCGGAGCTTCCGCTATTAACGTAACCGCCTTTAATATGGAGATCGCTAAGAACGCCGAAGCTCTCTACGTTCTAGGTTCTAACCAGCCGGAAGACATAATAAACAAGCAGTTTAGCGTTACCGGTACTATCGAACTTTACTTCGAAAGCGAGACTCAGAGAGACCTCGTATTCGGTAATACGCACCAAGCTATCCGAGTCGATATGATAGATACGACCGTAGACCTCGGCTCTACTCATAACCCACAACTTCGCTTCGATCTTAACGAAGTAGTATTCGACGAGTTCGAACGAGGTTGGGACGCTAACGACCCTCTAAAGCAGACGTTAAACTTTACCGCTCTCTATAACCAAGCCGACGGCGAAATGCTTACCGCTCGACTTACGAATACGCAGACCGGTACTAACTACGCTTAGTAAGTAATTCAAATTAAGGAGACCAGTATAATGGAAGATCGAGACACTTTCGAAATAGTAACACCGGTTAAAGGACACGTCGTAGTATTGCGATCGTGGATTACCGGACGAGAATCGCAGAAGATAGACGGAGCGATGTTTAAAGGCGTAGGCACTACCCAAGACGGTAAAAAGCTTACTCCTAAATTAAGCGAGTCTATGCTCTCCGACCAAGAAAACGCCTCTATATCCGTAGTAGTCGTATCCGTCGACGGTAAAGATAACGACGTAGTTAACGCTATCCTAAATATGCGAGCTAAAGATTATAGCTTCGTAGTAGCCGAAGTCGCTAAAGTAGTCGACGGAGAAATAGACGAAAAAAAAGAGAACAGCTCAGAGACGAGTACTACAAAGTCCTCTCCGGAAACAAAAGAGTAAGACTCTCGGATAGCCGATTCGGGATAATACAACTTTGTTCGTTGATGAGCTGGACTTACCAAGATTACGTTAGACAACCGGCTTGGTTTATTACGTTACTTTCGATAAAGTTCGAGATAGAAGCCGAGTATAACGAGAATCAAAGTAAGTCGTAAAAGTGGTATCATATAAATGTGACAGACGAAGCTAAACTAAAAATCTTAATCGAGGCTCACAACAGAGCTAAACAGGCTTTCGACGAAGTTAACGCTCACGTCGATAAAGCCGAGAGTAAGTTTAGTTCTCTTAGCGATAGGCTCGATCGTATGGGTGCGAAGATGAAAGATGTCGGTTCTAAAATGACCGTCGGATTAACGCTACCTATTGTTGCCGCCGCAGGAGTATCTATTAAAGCTTTCTCCGATCTAAACGAGACGCTTAATAAGGTAGACGTATCTTTCGGAGAGCAATCCGCAACGGTTAAAGCGTGGGCTAAGGATTCTATTAAGTCTATGGGTCTCGCTCAACAGTCCGCTTTAGACGCTACGGCGTTATTCGGCGATATGGGTACCGGAATGGGGCAGACCCAAGTAGAAGCCTCTAAAATGTCTATGGGATTAACCCAACTCGGGGCGGATATGGCTTCCTTTAAGAACGTATCTTTCGAAAGGGCTCAGACCGCACTAGCCGGAATCTATACCGGAGAGACGGAAGCTCTAAAGGGTCTCGGCGTGGTAATGACGCAGACCAACCTAGAGGAGTTCGCTCGAGCTAAGGGTATAAATAAGTCGATGTCGGAAATGACGCAAGCCGAGTTAGTACAGCTTCGATACGCTTACGTAATGGATAAAACCAAGAACGCACAGGGCGACTTCGCTCGTACGTCCGACGGTTTAGCGAATAAGACTCGTATGTCCGGCGAACGTATGAAAGAGCTATCGGCTCAATTAGGAGAGAAGCTCGCTCCGATAATGAATAAAATACTCGAAATCGGTAATAAGGTTCTCGACTGGTTTAACGGTCTTAGCGATAAAACGAAGAATATTATCCTCGTAATCGTCGGGCTTGTTGCCGCTATTGGTCCGTTACTAATGGTTCTCGGTACGCTTATTCCGGCTATTGCCGCTATCGGTACTACCGGACTTATAGTAATCGCCGTTATTGCCGCAATCGGCGGAGCGATATTCCTTATAATCCAACACTTCGGAGGGCTACAACAGACGCTAGACGCTACGAAAGAAGCGTTTAATAGGATATGGGCGGTAATTAGTCCTATCTTAATGCCGGCGTTTAACTCTCTAAAGGACGCTATCGTAAATGATCTATGGCCGGCACTACAACGATTATGGGCTTTAATCGAGCCGGTTCTTCTTCCTACTCTAAAGGTACTCGGAATAATTATCGGAGTCGTTATAATCGCTCAAATCTACATCTTTATAAACGTAATTAAGATCGTTATAGAGGTACTCGGTTGGATTATAAACGTAATAGTAAACGTAATTACGTGGTTCGTTAACGCCGGTAAAGCGGTTTGGAATTTTGGCGTATCCGTAAAAGACGCTGTAGTCTCGGCGTATAACTGGGTAGCCGATAAAGTCGGCGGTATTATTAACTGGTTTAGAAATATCGGCTCTAGTATTGGCGGAGCTATGGGTAACTTATCTAATACGATTACCTCTCCCTTTAAGACGGCGTTTAACGCTATCGCTAACTTCTGGAATAATACGGTAGGTAAGCTCGACTTTAAAGCTCCGGATTGGGTGCCAGGAATAGGCGGTAAAAGCTTTAGTATGCCGAAGCTTCCTACTCTCTATACCGGAGTTCGAAACTTTGCCGGTGGTCCGGCGATAGTCGGCGACGTAGCCGGTCGAGGCGGAGAGATCGTTAACTTACCTAGAGGTACGGACGTTTTCTCTAACCAAGAATCGAAGAATATCCTCCGATCTATGGCTAACGGAGCTAACGGCGGTACGAAAGTAGTAGATAACGGTATCGTATTTAATAACTTCGGTACTATTCATAACGAGAACGCAGAGGCTAGTAACGCCTTTTGGGATAGATTTAATAGAATTAGCGAGTTAGCTATGCAAGGAGTACCGACTAATGGCTAGAGCAGTAACCCTAGACGGCTTAGATTTACAAGCCGGATACTTTCATATCGTAGAGACCGACGCTTTTGACGCACCTCCTAAAGCCGTAACCGTACTCGACCTAGCTCGTAAAGACGGAGCGAAAGCGGTCTTCGAGAAGTTCGGTAGCCGTAAAATGTATCTAACCGGCTATATCCAAGCCGACACCGAGGATAACGCCGACGGAGCTTTAGACCAGTTAAAGAGCTACGTTAATCGCCGAGGGCTAGATTTAAAGATAGCTTACCGAGGAGAGTATCGAGTATGGCGAGTAAACGTAGAGTCGCTACAGACCGCTAGAAAGAATACCGACGTTAGCCGTATGCCGTTTAATCTACAGCTCGTCGCTCCTAACCCTTTCGCTAAAGACGAGACCGAGACTACTCTAGTAGACGAAGCCGGTATAACTACTTCTACTAATATATCTCTAGTTGGTGGAGGCTCTTACTTCGCTTCTCCGATTACCGTAATTACGATTAACTCGGTTAACCCCGACGACGATTACGTAACTATCTCTATCGGTAACGCTATCGAGAATACGTATATGTCGGTTACTCAAATATTCCAAGCCGGAGACGTTCTAACTATCGACTCGTTTAACGAGATAATCTACTTAAATAACGCTATAATCGAGGGAGACGGTCTATTCCCTGTGTGGTCTCCGGAGGGTGGTACTTTCGAGTATACGTTCGACGCTACTACTCTAGAAGTAGATATACTAAGTAAATACTATAGGAGGTGGTTATAATGTTAGCCGTAAAATCAGCTTATCTAAAAAATAAGATTATAAAGCACGTTTTAGGCGAAGCTAGCTATACTATGCCGACTAACGTCTACCTCGCTCTCTATACTTCGAATCCTACCGAGAGCGATACAGGTACGGAATCGACCGGCGGTTCTTACGCTAGACAGCAGTTATCGTTCGCTACCGCCGTCGGTGGTACTAAGACGAGCGATACTTCGGAGACGTTCTCCTCAATGCCAGCCTCTACCGTTACGCATTGGGGTATTAGAGACGCTTCTAGCGGAGGTAATTTACTCTACTTCGGAGCTTTCGATTTACCGATAGCTTTAAACGCTACGGATAACTTCCCGATAGCGTCGGGAGATATAGTTATAGGAGAGGTCTAGTATGGCGACCTTTACTACCGCTTGGCTTTTACCTACGAGAGTAGCACAAGACGATACCGTCGGTACTACCGGTTGGGTAGAAGACGATTCTATATTTACCGACGACGGCTCTTACCAATGTTTTAGTATCGTAAACGTCGGAGCGGAGTTCGCTTATCTTTCTCACGCTCATTTAGTTATTAACGACGTTATTAAAACCTCTCATAACGAGACTAGCGGTACGGACGTAACTCCTTTCTCTAACCTCGGAGGAGCTAGCGATATATGGGGCGAATCTAGTATTACAGGCTCTCAAGTCTCTAGTATTAAGTTCGGCGTAGCTATCGCTATAGGTACGGAGGACGGAGGTATATACTCCGGAGCGGAATCCTACTACTTAATGGCGACCGGATTCGGCTTAGACCTACCGGAAGACGCTGTAGTCGTAGGAATCGAAGTCGATATAGACGAGGCTTTTAACTCCACCGGAGGCGGTACGCAGACTCTACAGATAGATACGATTAAAGTTCGTTTTACCTATACTTGGGATTATCGTATAACCGCCGAGGCTAGCTCTTTCGGTGGTATATTCGTAGACCCACCTAACCGAGAACTACCGCAGAAGCGATTTAGATATAAGGTTCGAAGCGAAGACGGCGACTATCTCGGAGACTGGCGAGATGTTACGAGCGACCCTAATTATAAACAAGAAATAAATAACGTAATCGGCTCTTTACCGGTACGATTCGCTCGTAATGATTTATCTATAGAGCCGGCAGTAGCGGAGCTTTTAAACGAAGACGACGCAGTACTTACGAACGAAGACGATTCGCCGTTCTTAATCGACGTAGCTCCGGTTACTGGTCTCGGTACTGGTACGACTCTCGATACTAACGTAAATGTAGAGGTAGACTCGGTTTATGGGCAGTTCGAGCCTTTATTAAACGAGGACGATACCCCGATATTAAACGAAGACGCTAGTATGATACTCGTCGAGGAGGGCTATCCGCTAGGTCGTACAATATTTAGAGGCTACGTTCCGAGGTGGGAGCTACCGTTAGACGGTACTTCTATTAGTTCGGAGGTTCGTTCTTACTCGCAAGACCTTAATAATATTATTTTAGAGACCGAGGATACGCCGTATATAGATAACTCTACGTTAAACGGCGGAAGCTATGGAATAGCCGGAGGTGGTCCGACGGATTACTTCTACTTAGCCCAAACTTTTAGTATGGCCGCACAAAAGGTAGTATCTAAAGTACGTCTTTATCCGTACGCCGGTTGGTATAGCGACGTAGACTTTACCGTAACTATAGTCGGCGGTACTCCTACGAGTCCTACGACGACGTTCGGTAGCGGAAGCGGTACGGTTAATAGAAATACCCCAGTACCTTATTTAGACGTTACTTTCGATAGCCCTATTACGCTTCCTATAGCGACGTATCACTTCGTATTCGATACTCCGGAATCTAAGACCGGCGGTAATCCTACGTATCCGCTAAACTTCTATACTTCTACGGCTTACGGTAGCGGTTCAGTTTACTATAATACGAACGATACCGGACTCGTAAACGATACTGGTAACGATATAGCATTTATTCTCTACGAAGCCGGAGCGGATACGACCGTGCCTTTCTTATCTAAAGACCCGAGCCAAATCCTACGCTCTATAGTAGACTTCGCACAATCAAGAGGTGCGGCAATAAACTATACCGCCGATTCTATAGAAGTAACCGAAACTCTCGTTAGTTATACGTTCCAGACGAACACCATTAAAGAGGCTATCGAAAAAGTCCTCGAATTATGCCCTGCTAACTGGTATTACTACTACGATTTTGGTACTGACACGATTTACTTAAAAGAGCAATCGGCTACTCCGGATAGGTGGCTAAGAAAAGGGCAGACCGTCGTATCGGGTAAAATCGTTAAGACTATCGAAAAAGTAGTTAACGACGTTCTATTCTCCGGAGGCGGAGTTCCGGCTCTATTTAAGAGAACGAGAGAGACTCCGCAAACCGGCACTCGTCGAGGTTTAGCTAAGAAATCAGATAACCGAGTTACTTCCTCTACTACGGCGGTAATCCTTTCTCAGTCCGATATAGACCAACTTCGAGACGCTCTATATGCTGGAGAGGTTACTATTACCGAGGACGGTACTTTTTATCTAGAAGACGTAGCCGTCGGCGAAATGGTAGGATTTATAGGGTTCGGCACGTTAATTGACTCTATAGTCGTACAAAGCGTATCGAAAGAGTATAACCCCGATAAAATGCCGTTATCTTTAACCTATAACGTACCCCGAGTTAATAAGCGAGTAGAGGATATTAAGCGTAATCTCGAAGTTCTCGAAAATGTAAATAACCCTGCCGAGCCAAGTTAATGTATAATAAGAATAAGGAGACCTAAATAAATGGGTAGAATATCAGCTTTAACCGAACTAACAAGCCTAGCCTCCGACGATTATCTCGTCGTACTAGATAGTTCCGCTAATATCGCTAAGAAAATTACTATCGCTAACGCTTTCGGTATACCCGATTTTGGGTTTACGGCTACCGGCGAATCTTGGACTTACGCTTCGGCGACTACTATTACCGTACCTACGGACGCTACTACAAAATACGCTAAGGGTAATATAGTTAAGTTTACTCAAGCCACAGGAGGTACTAAGTACGCCGTTATTACGACTGTAGCCGCAACTTTACTTACCGTAGTAATGCTCGACGGAGCTACGTTAGTCAATGAAGCGATTACGTCTCCGTTCTATTCTAACGTCGCTACCCCTCTCGGCTCAGGACAAATCCGTTACGACCAACTCGGTACAGATTCTAGCCACGCTTGGAAATCTTATACTCCGTCCTATACTAACGTAACTATTGGTAACGGTACGGTAACGGCTAAATATATACAAATAGGTAAAACTGTTTTTGTACGCTTCCATTTAGTATTCGGTACTACTACCGCTATAAGTGGGGATATACAATTAGGTTTACCGGTAACAGCGTTCTCTTACCCAGGTACGGCGGCACTTCCTCCCCTCGGTACAATTAGATGTTACGACGTATCCGGAGGAGCTGTATATAACGGAGACGCTTCTTGGATAAGCACTACTAGAAGTAGTTTAAGAAGCTTTAACTCAGCCGGTACGTACAGCGTACAAACCGTTAACTCGTCTACAGTTCCGTTTACTTGGGCTAATACCGACGAGCTACACGCTAGTCTAGTTTACGAAGCAGCTTAAATTAAGGAGACCAAATTATGAAAGTAGAATATAAATCCGTAAAAGAGACCGAAGTAGACGTAGACGGCGAAGCCGTAAAATACTTCGATATAATTCTAAAGACTCCTATTAAAGGTATAGCTTCTATGAGTATTCCGGCGGAGTCCGAAAAGGAAGCTAAGGAAAAGCTTGTCGAAGAACTAGAGATAGCCCCCGAGCCTCTAGTTTAAGGGTTAATTTTAACAGTAATAAATGTTACTATAAGCTTATGGCTTTAAACACAATAAGATATGGGAACTAGGATATGGCGGAAGACGTGGATAATAGTCTAACGAAGACGGAGGTAAAACTCCTCATCGACAACTCACTCCTAGAACAGGAAAAACGCCTCTCGAAAGAGTTTAGAGACGAGCTAGATCTACAGACTGATAAGCTTATAAACGCCGTCGAAAAACAGAATAAGTTATATTCCGATCAGATTATCGCTCTTAATAAAGACGTAGCTACGCTTAATACCGTAGTCGAAAACCTAAAGAGTAAAGTTAACGGCGTACATCTACAAGTAACCGTAGTCGGTACGGCGTGTGCTACTCTCGGCGGATTCGTCGGGTTCTTAATAGCTCAATTAGCGAAATAATTATCGTGCTATAATGGCTCTATAAGGAGACCAAAACTATGAAATTAGCCGGAATACCATTTTATCAAGCAAGCGAGAGTAACTTTACCTACGGACGTAGCGGTCGAGCGTTACGTTTTTTTACGGTACATCACTCCGCCGGTTGGGAGGATACTCTCCGCTATCTATGGGCGAATCCGGCTAGAGGTGGTAGTTCTACTTTTTGGGTAGGTAATAACGCCGGACAGATAGAGCAGTACGTCGATACCGACGATACGGCGTGGTGTAACGGTAACTGGATTAGTAACTGCGAGTCTATCTCTTGCGAAACTCGGGGAGACTGGCGAGGCTATTACGACCAAGGTACTATAAATAACCTCGAAGAACTTATGTTTAGGTGCTTACAGGTTTACCCGAACTTACAACTTACGTTCCACCAAGACGTATCCGATAAGTTTACTCTCTGCCCTGCCGACCTAAAGAACGCCGGTTATGCGGCTCAAGCGTGGAATAGGGCTAAAGCTCGATTAAACGCTCCTGCTCCTACCCCGACTCCTGCTCCGTCTAAGATTACCTACGAGAAGATTACTCCGAAGCGAGTAGAGCTTCTTAAAGTCGCTAGCCTATGGGACTTTAACTTTAGTACTTGGGCGGAAGCTAAAGCGGTAAAGACGTTTGGACAAGGCGAGCTTATCGACGTAGTAGCTATCGCTACGAATCAACTCGGCGGTAAATACTATATGACCGCTTATAGCTATAACGACGGTAATATCCGAGCTACGAACGGCGTAAACGTAGTCGACGTTAAAGATTACGTCGCTCCTACTCCTATACCAGTGCCGCCAACTCCTACGACTCCGGCTATCGTATTCGTACCTCTCGATAATCCTCGTAACCTACGAACGAGCCGAGACCTACGAGTAATCGACCTAGAGACTAAGACCGAAGTCGGCGACGTTATTAAAGCCGGTACGGATATAGCGATCGTAGATAAGACTACCCTATCCGATAATAAGATGTACTTCCGCTCGAAGTGGGCTCAGACTAACGGTAAGCTATGGGGCGTACCGGCGGACTCTATGACCGAAGTACCTACCGCTCCGGAAGTACCGGTCGAAACCGTACCTCCTACTCCTATAGACACCGACCCAACGACCCCAGGACACGGCGACGTAGTAGTACGTCTAAACGCTATCGAGGCGTTCTTAAAAGCGATAACCGACTTCTTTAGCGGAATATTTAAAAACTTCCCACTCTTTAAGAAAGGAGAATAGGAAAAATGGACAAAAAAGCTTTAATCGAACTAGGTAAATCGTTCGCTCGATTCTTATACTTCGGTATTCTCGGGCTAATAGCTACGTTCTTAACCGGACTACTTACTAGCGGAGAGCTACAGAACGTATACGTACACGTCGGAGATCTTTATATAAATATCTCTTTCGTAATCCTAGCGGTAATTACCGGTCTTATTAAGTTAATCGACCGATACCGACACGTATCTAGTAGCACTCCGTCGAACGGAATCGCTCCTAGTTTTCTACAGAAATAGTGTATTATAAAAGTAGAGTCCGGCGATGCCCACCCCCTCCGGTCTCTACCTAAAACTAAAAAACCTCCTAAATAAAAAAAACGACGGCTCTCGCAAATGCCGTCGTTTTTTATTCCCTAAACTATTGCTATAACTTTTTATTTTATAGCCGACTAACTTAATAGTCGAAAAACCTCAATCTCTATTCTAACAGATACCGACTTTATATCCAGTATTTAACCAACCTCCGGTAGAACACCAACCGGTAGACTGCCAGAGTTTATAAGCGAACGCTACGTTATTCTCGGCGATTACTAGCTCCGCCGGAGAGGGTCGAGAATACTTATTATTACCGGCTAGGTTAATCTGAAAGCAACCGTACGAATCGTCTCCGGTACTAGGGTTATAGTTATGGATAGCCGGATTACGGCTCGATTCTTGTATCATTACTTTTATAGCTCGAGCGTGTTCGCTAGCCGGAAAGATTCGGCGTATCGAGGCTTCGCAGTCTCCGCCTCCCGAGATCGCCGAAGTAGGAGCTACCGTATTATGACAGCTACCGTCTTCGTACATTACTTGAGTAGATAGATCGCACTTATTAGGATTAGCTTTAATCTTCTCCTCGACGGTCATTTCTGCCCACTCCTTAGCCTTTGGAGGCTCTATAGGAGTATTTACCGTCTCTACGGATTCCGTCGCTCCTACAGGCTCTATGACGGTCTTAGTAATGGTCGATTCTTTCGACTTTATATTCTCGAACTTTACTTCCGGAGCTAATAGCGTAATAGCTATAAGTCCGATTACTAAGTAAATAATATACTTCATAGGGTTGCTTAGATAAGCCTCCTAATTATATCACTATCGACGCTTCTTCGAAGTCTTAGACCGTTCGAAGCCGAAAGCTAGTTTAACTAGATTTACTATTCCGAATAGAGCGATCGCTACGGCTAGACCGAGGACTACTTTATCCGTTTGAGTTTGATATAGGTATCCGGCGATTACTACCGGTACTACTACTAGAGCGAGCGTACGGACGGTTAGAGCGATAAGCTTTACGTTCGTTACGAAGCTACTAGCGAGGAAGTTCGATACGATTCCCTCGGCTTGTTCGTTTAGTTGTTCTTCTGACATCGGGCTGGTCTCCTTGTCTTTTTTTAGCTATAGAACGTCTCGACGGTTTTATTAGGCTTTTCGTCCGCTTACGTACCTTACTAGGGTGTTGGGCTTCGCTTCTCTAGTAGGAGAAGTCGCCGTACGGTCGAGGTGTTCTATAGCTAAATTGTTAATTTTTATTTACGGTTTTTATTTAATTCTTTACCGTAACTACCATTATAGCGTAAACGCTTATATTTGTAAAGTACTTTCTTCTAATTTAGCCTCGTATCTCCTTAGAGAATCGTAAATAGAGTGGCATTTATGGCATAATTCTAAGAACTCATCACGATTATAGACGTACTTACCGTTCTTATCTGCCCACTCTGTTTTAGTCTCCGTATCGCATATCTCACAAACTCCGGTTTTAGTCCAGTAGCGACCGATAACAACGTGGAGGGTATTGTACTGACGGCTATTAACTATCATAGCTATATAATATACCCTTATCGCCGTCAATAATCCACGTTCCGGATAAGTTTATTAGGTCTCCTACTTGTAAATCTCTTAAAGACGTGATACTGATAACCGGTACTTTCATCTAACACGCCTCTTTTTTATCGTGAAACTTCATACAGATTTTACAGATTTTCTTTTTAGTAGCCATTAGAATACCTCCTCGATTACCGGATATTTAGTACCCTCTCCGGTAGATTTTAATTTAATTTTATCGCCGGTCTCGGGATACTTGCCGGTAATCTCTACCTCCATACGAGGGTTAACTCGGTCTATAAAGACTCCGCTTCCGTCGTGTGAAGCGACGATAGTATAGTTATCGTCGGTTATTACGTTAAGCTCTACGAGAACGTCCTGTATGCCCTCGTAGAGAGCGGATAAATCTACCTTTACGGCGGAGTCCATATAGAACTTACAGGCTAGATTTATCGGAAAGTCTATCTCTAAACTCGGCTTCTGTAGGTTAATCTGCGGTATAGCCGAGGAGTGCCAACGTTTATACGCCGGAGTGTCTACTTTCTTCGGAAAGGTTTTACCGCTTCTACTTCGAGCTAAAACAACCGCTTGGTTGTTCTTCTTGACCCGAGGTACTCCGAGTATCGTTAGTCGGTGTTGGTACATTTATCGGCTCGCTTTCTATTTTAGGTTCGCACTTCGACCAGTCGGCGTTACAGGTAATATCCGGCGGAGGAGTGCATTTATCCATAGGTACGCTATCGCCGAAAGGACAGCCGGTAGGCTCTAGCTTACAGATAGGGTTTACTCCGTCTTTAGTTCCGATATTATAGCTACCGGTAGGACAGCCTCCGTTAACCGGCTCGGTCGACGTAGGATACGTCTCGGAAGCCGCACTCGCCGGCTGTACCGGATTAGGAGTAGTAACGATTATCGCTCCGTAAGCGATTAGCGGACTTACGACCGCTATCGCTAGGAGAGTTAGTTTAGTTAGCTTCATTGTAGTAATTATTCCTCTCTACAATTAGATACGGAGTTAGGGTAATACTCGCACCAGTTAACGAATCGGTCGATAACCGGATACCAGTATATAAATAACGCTATAAAGACGAGTCCTAAGAACGCTAGAATAGCGATTATTACTCTACTTAGTATTCTTAGACTTCTTTTCACGTTTTACCCTCCGTATATTTTCTTTAATTTTTAATTCGCTCGGTAGAGCTTCGAACTTTAACTTAACTTTGTCGAGGGAGCTTCTTCGCTTTCGGTCGACGGCTTTTTTCTCCGCCTTTCGCTCCTGCCTCTTTCGCCGTCTCTGGGTCAAATTGCCCCGAGTGCTTAGGGTAGCTTTTACGTTTAGACCGAATCTTACGATAGTAATCAGGGTCTTCTCGAGTAAGCTTATCTTTGATTTTTTTACCGCCATTTTTAGTACCTCCCATAATTTAAACTCCTGCCTTAGTACACCTACTTATTCTACCGCCTTTAGCTCCGGCTATACGAGCTAGCTCCCGATTAGCGAAGAATCCGCCGGTTCGACCTCGCTTACCGCCTTTCGCTCCGATAATTCTATAGAAGTCTTCGCCGTACATTCGCTTATTCGTAACTGCCGCTCTTTTACCGCCGATTTTTGTTCCTGCCATTTTGTTTAATCTCCTTTATCTGATTTTTTTAATAGCCTAAATATACAATCCCTGTAACCGTTTAAGGTCTCGGGAGTTCGGGTCTTGGAATAGCATATCGCCTTTACCGATTAGTTCTTCCGCTCCGGACTCGTCGAGGATAATTCGAGAGTTAACTTCCGAAGTCGTAGCGAACGCTATTTTCGTCGGTACGTTAGCCTTAATTAAACCGGTTACTACGTCCGCCGACGGACGCTGAGTAGCTAGTACGAGGTGGATACCTACGGCTCTAGCTTTCTGTGCGATACGGATAATCGAAGTCTCCGCCGGAGGTACGGTCGATTCGGCGGCACTATCTACTAACGCCCGTAAATGCTTTATAGCTTCCATATCCTCGCCTCGCTTCTGTTTAGTTAAGCGAACTCCCTTACGGTGGGCTAGTACTTCGTTAAGGTCGTACGACTGTTGAGAGAAGTCGATAATCGAGTTAACTAGCTCCGGCGTATTAAGAGCGAACATCTGGGCTTTATTCTCTACTGTCATCATTAGGTCGGCGAACTCGTCGATAACGACTACGACTCGAGGCATATTACCCTTGTAGTCTTCGATACTTCGGACTTTCGCTTTCTTTAATTCGACGTAGCGTTCTTCCATTAGCTTTACTACCTCGTCGAGAACGTCCGTAGCTTCGTACGGGTTCGTTACGACGGGTCGCATTAGGTGGGGAGCGTCGTCGAAGAACGTAAGCTCTACTTGCTTCGGGTCGATAAGGATTAGCTTTAGATTCTCTGGGCTCATCTGTTCGGTTAGAGCCGTTAGGATTACGTTTAGCATTACCGACTTACCCGAGCCGGTCTGTCCGGCGATTAGTAAGTGAGGCATATCTCCGAGGTCTTTATAGTGGACCTTACCGAATACGTCGACTCCGATAGGGATACTAAGCGTACCTTTCTTAAAGTGATTCTTAGCGAGGTCGATACGCTTCCGGTTCTTACTCGGTACTTCGATACCTACGAGGTTCGTACCCCGAATAGGAGCTTCGATACGTACGGACTCCGCTCCGAGAGCGAGAGCTATATCGTTACCGACTCGAGCGATTTTACTCATCGCTATACCTCTAGACGGTTTTAGCG